ACGGTGCAAAGACGCTGGTGCCTAATCCGACAATTCAGATTATTGGTCGACCGGAAACTGAGGTTGTTACGACCGGCAAACTCCAGATCAGCAAGAAGGATTTCGCCAAACTGTGCAACCGCGCCGCCGCTCTGCTGGAGCTGTTCCTGCACGGGTTTATGCAGGAGCGCAAGGAAATGGAGGCGGCGAAGAATGACTGACACGGGGAAACTCTATTGGTCTGCGATCAAGACGTTCGGCGTGGATCTGCAGCTCGCGGTTGCCATCGAAGAAATGGCAGAGCTGACGAAGGAACTGTGCAAGGCGCAGCGGACGATATTTGCGGCGCGGACAGGTCTTGGGGATGGACGGATCGATAACCTTGATGAGATCGCCGAGGAGATTGCAGACGTGCAGATCGTGCTGGAGGAGCTGGAGCAGCTGTATGGCGCCAAGAAAAAAGTGCAGAAAATCCGGCAGCAGAAACTCGCACGGCTGGAAATGCGGATCGAAAAGGCCAGAGAGGCGCGAGGTGACAACCATGCTGATTGAAATCCTGAATCTTGCCGCTGCGCTGGAGTGAATCGCGCTGGGCGTGCTGGTATTTTTCAGGCTGCGCAGCCTCAGACGCAGATTGGAAGCAGCACTGAAGGATCTGGAAGACTCTATCCGCTGAACGCATGGCCGGAATTTCCGGCCACGCTTTGAGCGGGCAGAAGACCTGTAGGGGCGGACGGCTCTGTCCGCCCGGGAGAAAGAGGTGTGGATGATGGCAAAGAGACACAAGCGCCGCCTGTTTACAGGGGCGGTATGTACGCAGATCGTTTATACCGTGCTGCTCAAAAATGCCGGGGAGAAGCTGCTGGAATACTACCAGAAGATCCGGGAAAACGACGCGGCGGAAGAAAATCAGAGAAAAACAGAAGAAAATATCAAAAAACGAGGAAGCAAGAGCGAGGGAGTCTTGGACTCGTGCCCCGTTTGCCCGGTATGCAACTATGTCTTCGACGAATTCAGCGTGAGCGACGATGCAAGACGGCACATCTTTCCATTTGGCGCAGAAGACACCCTTGACTTTGGACTCGAAGAACGAATCGTCAGACCACAAAAATGCCCGCAATGCGGCATGAAAATCGCTGGGATTAGGTGGACGGAGCCCAATTTTGTTGGGAACCGCAAGGAATTCTCGTTCAGCCGTCCGCCGGAAGACGTGGAGGAAAAAAGAAAATGATTTTGCTGGAATGCACAGTCGCACTGCGTGACGGAGATCGGAAAAAGATTCAGGAGCAGCTTGCGGCGGAGATCGGACAGCCAGTCGTTCTTCTGCCGAACGGCGTATCGCGGGAGAAAGAGCGGAATATCCTGTTCCTTTGCGACAGAAAGGCTTGCGAGAAATGCATCTATCCAACGTGCAGGCATACGCCGGAGCTGGAACACGCCAGAAATTTTGCACCAGCAGGATTTACAAAGCGTACGGACGGCGTGTGGGTAGAGCAGGAGGGCGTAACGATCGACCAGGACAAACTAGAAAAGAGGCTGGTTGAAACAATGAGGGAGGTGATGGAGCTTGAAGGAGAAAAACGAAGTCCGCATGGTCTGGCGCTGGGATGATATCTTCCGTGTCTACCGATGCCCATACTGCGGCAGACCGGAGAAACCGTGCATCGAACTCTGGAAAAAAGGCGGTTTGAAAAAGAGCCTGCCGAGCCGCTGCACATACTGCAAAGGAGAATTGGAAGGGGTGGAAGGAGAAGAAAATGATCATTGAGATTTTGGAGCTTGCTGCCGCGCTGGAGTGGATCGCGCTGGGTGTGCTGGTGTTTTTCGAGCTGCGCAGCCAGAAACGCAGGCTTGAAGAAGCGATAAAGGAATTGGAGAACGCTATCCGCTGAACGCATGGCCGGAATTTCCGGCCACGCTTTGAGCGGGCAGAGATGGGAGGGATATCTGTGAATATTGCGTACAACGTGGACTGCATGGAGTATATGCGGACGCTGCCGGATAAAGCATTTGATTTGGCAGTGGTGGACCCTCCATACAGAGACGCTGACGAGAACGCGCCAACGAAGGACATGAGAAGGAATGGATCGCTCGCCTGCTTTGGAGATAAGCCGAGTGAGGAATACTTTGCGGAGCTGAAAAGAGTGAGCAAAGAGCAAATTGTGTGGGGGGCAAATAACTTCGGATTGCCCGCGTACAAAGGGTTTATTGTGTGGGAAAAGCTAACAATCTCCGAGAATTTTACGATGTCGCAGGCGGAAATTGCGGCGATATCAGAAGGGCTTGGGACGACGAGCAAAATTTTCAAGGCTGCACCGCAAGGGACAAAGGACGATAAGCGCATCCACCCAACGCAAAAGCCCGTCGCGCTCTATGCGTGGGTCTTTGCCAGGTACGCAAAGCCGGGAGATAAGGTCCTCGATACGCACCTTGGGAGCGGGAGCAGCCGGATCGCGGCGTATGACGCAGGGCTGGATTTCGTGGGGTGCGAGATCGACAAGGATTATTTCGCAAAACAAGAGGAACGTTTCGCCGCGCATACGGCGCAGCTGTCGCTATTTGTATAAAAGAGAGGCTGAGTTATGGCAAAGAGGCACAAGCGCCGGAAGTTTTCCGGGAGGGTCTGCGAGCAGATCGTGTACACGGTGGCGGGCGGCACGGATCTGAAGACCAGCCGGCCGAAGAAGCAGCGGTTCCAGTCGCAGGAAGAACGCGAGGAATTCAACACCAGAGTCTCGGCCGCGAAGTTCGCGGCGCTCGTCAACGCCAACTTCTCTCCGACCAGTTATTACTCCACGCTCACGCTCGATCCAGAGCATGAGGTACATACCGCGCAGGAGATGCGCAGGATCCGGGATAATTTCTACCGCCGCATGGTCTACCGGTATCCGGAGGCCAAGATCGTCATCGTCTACGGCCGGGGCAAGTCGACCAACCGCTTCCACCTGCACCTGATCACGGACGGCATTCCTGCCGATGAGCTCGGCAGGCTCTGGGGCCTCGGCAGCGTCATCGACTGCAAACCGCTGCGGAAGCACAACTATTACTTAGATGAAAACGGAAACAAGACTGACCACGGGCAGGACTACACGGCGCTGGCCAACTACCTGCACGGCCACTGGCGCAAGGAGTTCGGCGGCCACAGGTACAAGGCCAGTCGCAGCTGCGTCCGGCCGGAGCCGGAGCCCGCGACCGAGGCGGTCCGGGACTACAGCCCGAAGCGCCCGCCAGTCGCCCCGCGCGGCTACATCCTCGTCGAGTACAGAGCCACGCAGTATGGATTCCTATATTTCAAATATGTATGGGATCCCAAAAACGAGACACATAAGCGGAACGGGAGCCGCCTTCTTTAAGCCTTGTAAATGTGTTGAGTTTTGCGACGAAGAAGGAAGGAGCTGAACAGATGTCGAAACCGAGATACTGGTGGTACGGAAACGTCTGCCGCACCATCGGCGAATACCCGAAACTGAGCCGACAGGTTCGGGATATGAGCCGGCAGAAGATCACACCGGGCTATTCCTCGCAGCCAGGCGGGCAATCCTCCGGCCGCGCCGTCGAGGACATTGCGGTGCGCGTTCTGTCCTCACGGGAGTACGAGGACTACACAGCGATCCAGTCCGCCATCAACACCGTGCAGACCTGGCGGGACGGCGGCGATGTGCTGGAGATCGTGCGACTGCATACGTGGATCTGGCCGCGCGAGAGTCTGGAGTCCGCTGCCCGGCGGGTGCATGTGAGCACATCCACGGCCAAGCGGATGTACAGCCGCTTTGTCTACGAGGCGGCGCGGGCAATGGGCTACCGAAAAAGTTGAGCTAACAGAGCCTAAAATCTGTGCTACAGTGATAGCGTGAAGAATTGGAGGGAACAGGATGCAGCCATGGGCCGCACGCTTTTATGCGTCCGGGCGCTGGAAGAAATGCCGCGCCGGGTATATCAAGTTCCGCCGGACCATCGACGGCGGGCTGTGCGAAGAGTGCCGGGACAAGCCGGGCTACATCGTCCATCACAAGCGGGCGCTCACGCCGGACAACATCACCGACCCGGACGTCAGCCTGTCCTACTCCAACCTCGAGTACGTCTGTAAAGACTGTCACGATCAGTTCGACGGTCACGGCGTCGCAAGATCTCTGACGCAAAAAATTTTCTTCGACGCCGCCGGAGACCCGATCCCCCCCGTCGCGCGAGGCCGGGGCGCCGGCTAGATCACCGCACGCCCTACCTCGGAAGAATACGCAGGCCGTTCGCGAGGCCCCCCTACAAAAGCGCGGCGATAAGTAATCTACGCGCACGCGCGGACAGACGGCAAAAATCACGCGAAAAGGAGGCGGTTTTTGTGGCGAACAGGCAGGAAAAGACAAAGGAACAGCGCATCCGCGCCGAGAAGACCAGACTCCGGAGGATCTACAAGCTTCTGCCGAAGGAAGCGGCTGGGACTGTCGCAGGCCTCATCGATCAGGCAGCCTTTATGCGCATCGAGTGCGAGGACATGGCGGACGACCTGCGGGAAAACGGCTGGACGGAGAAATTTCAGCAGTCGGAGCGACTCGAGCCCTATGACCGTGCTCGGCCCATTGGGCAGGCGTACAACTCGACAAACGCGAACTACCAGAAGATCATCAAGCAGCTCACGGCGCTCCTGCCGAAGTCGGACACCGCGCCGAAGCAGGAGGACGACGGCTTTGCAAGCTTTGTCCGGGAGCGTGACGAGCTGTGACGCGCTATCCAGAAACGTACAATCCGATCCTCGAATACTGGGCCGCGATCCAGTCCGGACGTGAAACGGTGAGCCTCAAGGTGCAGAAGACCTACAGACATGTGGTTGCGCAGCTTGAAAACGCGGATTCCGAGTTTTATTATTCCCCGCGCCGGGCAAACCACGTCCTCGAATTTTTTGAAAACTACTGCCACCACTCCAAGGGCAAGGCGGGCGGCCAGCTCGTCCGGCTGGAGCTATGGGAAAAAGCGCTGCTGGCGACCGTCTTCGGATTTATCGACATCGAGGGCAATCGCCAGTATCGCGAGGCGATCCTCATTGTCGGCAAGAAAAATGGCAAATCGCTGCTGGCATCCGGCGTCGGCCTGTATTTACAGACGGCGGACGGCGAGGCCGGCCCGGAGGTTTACGCCGTGGCCACCAAGCGAGACCAGGCGAAGATCATCTGGCAGGAAGCAAAGCGGATGGCCAAAAAGTCCCCGGCGCTCTGCCGCCGGATGCGCAGTCTGGTCGCTGAGCTGGACAGCGATTTTAACGACGGCGTTTTCAAGCCGCTGGCCTCTGACAGTGACACCCTCGACGGCCTCAACATCCACGGGGCAATGATGGATGAGATCCACCAGTGGAAGAGCGGGCGCGCCCTGTACGACATCATCGCCGACGGCGTGACGGCCCGTGAGCAGCCGCTGATCTTTATCACTTCCACGGCGGGAACCATCCGCGAGGACATCTACGACGAGAAATACGAAGAAGCCGAGCGCATCATAAACGGCTACGAAGATCCGGACGGGTACCACGACCCGCGCCGGATCGCGTTTATTTACGAGCTCGACAAGCGCAGCGAGTGGACGGACCCGGACTGCTGGAAAAAGGCAAATCCGGGCCTCGGGACGATCAAGAGCTACACGGCGCTGAAAGAGCGGGTCGAGCGGGCGGAGAAAAACCCGGCCCTCGTCCGCAACCTCGTCTGCAAGGATTTCAACATCCGCGAGACCTCCAGCGAAGCCTGGCTCAACTTCGAGCAGCTCGACAACCGCGACACCTTCCAGCTCGACAAGGAAAACCGCCGCCTGATCTGGCAGCATTACATGGCGGACGGGAATGTGCAGGAGCGCGTCCTGTCCTACCCACGCTACGGCATCGGCGGCGCGGATCTGTCCAAGACCACCGACCTGACGGCGGCGAAGGTCCTGTTCCAGGTGCCGGAACTGCCGGAGATCCTGTTTGTGCTGCAGATGTACTGGCTGCCGCAGGACCTTTTGGAAAAGCGCGTCACGGAGGACAAGATCCCCTACGACAAGTGGCATGAGCGCGGGCTGCTCCGCCTGTCCGAGGGCAACAAGATCCGCTATGAGGACGTCAAAGCATGGTTCATCGAGGTGCAGGAAGACCTCGATATTTTTCTGCCGTTTTTCGGATACGACGCTTGGTCTGCGACCTACTGGGTCGACAGCATGGCGGACTATTTCGGGGGCGAGGCCATGATCGCCGTGCATCAGGGCGTCAAGACCCTGTCCGAGCCCATGAAGCGCTGCGGGAACGACTTGGAATCCAAGCGCATTATTTACAACAACCACCCGATCGACAAGTGGAACCTAGCAAACACCGCCTACGACGAGGACAAAAACGGCAATATTCAGCCGCACAAAACGAGCAAATCCACGCGCCGCATCGACGGCACGGCGGCCCTGCTCGACGCCTACACGATCTACGACCAGAAGCAGGCGGAATACACCAGTATGCTCTAGGAGTGACAACATGGGATTTTTGAAAAACCTCCTGACGAATATCACGACCACCAAACGCGTCTCAACCGTCCAGATGGTGCAGGAGCGCGGGAATGGCTTTTACAGCTACAATGGCAAAATGTATCAGTCCGATATCGTCCGCGCCTGCATCCGGCCAAAAATCAAGGCCATCGGCAAGCTGACGGCAAAGCACATCCGGGAGACCATCACCGCCCAGACGCGGAAGATCGCCGTAAATCCGGAGCCGTATATCCGGTTCCTGCTCGAGGAACCGAACCAGTACATGACAGGCCAGCTGCTGCAGGAGAAGCTGGCCGCGCAGCTGGTCCTCAACAACAACGCCTTCGCCGTGATCCTCCGGGATGAAAACGGCCTACCGAACGCCATCTTCCCGGTCGCGGCCATGCAGGCCGACGCCGTTTACGACGCAGGCGGGAATCTGTACCTGAAATTTTACATGCAGAACGGCAACGTCCTGACGTTTGCCTACGACGATATCATCCACCTGCGTGGGGATTTTTACGAAAACGACATCTTCGGCGACCCCATCGCCCCGGCCATCGTGCCACTCATGGAGATCGTCACCACGACGGATCAGGGCATCGTCAAGGCCATCCGGAATAGCGCCGTCATCCGCTGGCTTTTGATGTTCGCATCCTCCATGCGCGCGGAGGATATCAAGAAGCGCGCGCAGGACTTTGCCGACAGTTTCCTCAGTGTTTCCAACGGCACGGGCGTAGCGGCCGTCGACGCAAAGGCCGAGGCCAAGCAGATCGACCCCAAGGACTACGTCCCGAACGCCGCCCAGATGGATAAGACCACGCAGCGCATCTATGCCCTGTTCAATACCAACCCGCACATCGTCACATCCATTGCGACGGAGGATGAGCAGAACGCCTATTTTGACGCCGAGATCGAGCCGGTTTTGAAGCAGCTGAGCGGCGAGTACACCCGCAAGCTCTTCTCCCGTCGCGAGCGTGGCTGCGGCAACCGCATCGTCTTTGAGGCGTCCGCGTGGGACTTCGCCTCGACCGCGACCAAGCTCAACCTCCTGCAGATGGTCGACCGCGGCGCGCTGACGCCGAACGAATGGCGCCGCGCCTTTAACCTCGCGCCGGTCGACGGCGGCGACAAGCCAATCCGGCGGCTCGATACGCAGCCGGTCAATCAGAATACCAACCAGAAGGGAGATGAAACCACATGAAGATCAGCATTCGCGGGCCCATCGTGTCCAGCAACCAGCACCGCTTCTATCAGTTTTACGGAATGGAGGCGACGAGCCCTAAATCCGTAGCCGACGCGCTTGCCAAGGGAAACGGTGAGCGGGCAGAGGTCGAGATCAATTCCGGCGGCGGCGAGATCTTCGCCGCAAGCGAGATCTACACGGCACTGCGCAACTACGCGGGCGGCGTCCACATCCGCATCGTCGGCCTCGCGGCCTCGGCCGCGTCCATCATCGCCATGGCGGGCGAGTCGGAAATGACGCCGACCGGCATGATGATGATCCACAACGTCCAGTCCAGCGCCGACGGCGACTACCGCCAGATGGAGCACACTGCCGGTGTCCTGCGCGACGCCAACCACGCCATTATCTCGGCCTACATCGCCAAGACCGGCAGGCCGGAAGCGGAGATCGCCGCCATGATGGACGCAGAAACATGGATCACAGCGGAGCGGGCCGTCGAGCTCGGCCTCGTCGACCGCGTCATGCAGCCGGATACCGGCCAGAAGCCGCTGGCGGCGGATTTTTATTCCGGCATGCTCAGCGAAGACGCGCTCCGGCGCGCGGAAAACTTTTTAAAAGGTCAGGCCGCAGAGCCTGATTTTTTTATGCCCGAACGGGCGCAGGCAGAAGCAAAACTGAAATTTTTAAAACTCAAAGGAGAATTGAAATGACGAAGGAAATTTACAACATCCAGCGCCAGAAGCTCATGGACAACGCCCAGAAGCTGCTGGACGAAAGCAAGACCGCAGAGGCGCAGGCCAAGATGAAAGAAGTCGAGGCCCTCGACGCCAAGTTTGAAGAGGAAGCCAAGATTCAGGCGAACCTCAACGCCCTCGCGGGCGTGCATGTACAGGGTCAGGCTGTATCGGTGCTTCCGCCAGTCGCTACGGCAGAAAGTATCGTTCTGTCCGGCGGCGCGAAGGCTCCGAACGTGCTCGACCGGTACGACACCGACGAGTACAAGAAAGCCTTTATGAACTACGTCCTGACCGGCAAGAAGATTCCCGCAGAGCTGACCAATGTGGACGCCAACACCAAGACAACCGACGTCGGCAGCGTCATCCCGACCACGACGATCCAGAAGATCTACGAGAAGATGGAAGCCATCGGCATGATCCTGCCGCGCGTAACACACACGTCCTACGCGGGCGGCGTCCAGGTCCCGACCAGCTCGGCCAAGCCGACGGCCTCCTGGGTCGCCGAGGGTGAGGGCTCCGACAAACAGAAGACTTCGACCGGCAAGATCGTCTTTGCGTACCACAAGCTGCGCTGCGCGATCTCCATGTCGCTGGAAGTTTCTATCATGGCGTACCCGATGTTCGAGGCACAGTTTGTCCGGAACGTCGCAAATGCGATGGTAAAGGCGAAGGAGCAGGTCATCATCAACGGCACCGGTTCCGGCCAGCCGAAGGGAATCCTTGCGGAGACCGCCCCGACCGGCCAGAACATCGACATTGCCGCCGCGACAACTGCTCTGACCTACAAGGATCTGTGCAAGGCCGAAGCTGCACTGCCGCAGGCGTATGACGGCGCGGTCTGGTTCATGTCCAAGAAGACATTTGAGACGCAGATCGTAGGCATGGTCGACAGCAACGGCCAGCCCGTCGCGCGCGTCAACTACGGCATCAACGGCAAGCCCGTAAACTACATCCTTGGCCGCGAGGTCATTCTGACCGGCGACTACCTGCCGGCATTTGCGGCGTCGGTCACGGCCGACACCGTCTTCGCCTTTATGTTCGATCCGGAGTACTACCTCTGGAACGAGAACATGGGCATGACGGTAAAGCGCTACACCGACGAGGACACCGACGACGAGGTCACAAAGGCCATCGAGATCGCAGACGGTGCATGCGTCGACGTCAACAGCCTCGTCACGCTGACCAAGAAGAAGGCCTGACGGCGCGCGGCCAACAGGGAGGGATAACCAATGGCTTTGATCAACGTTGCAAAAACCGCCCTGCGGCTGACCACAAACGCCCTTGACGACGAGCTCGCCGACGAGATTGACGCCTGCCTCCTGCGCCTGCATCTTGCGGGCGCGGAGGGGGCGGACGAAGACCCGCTGGTCAAAGACGCCGTCCGAGCCTTCGTCCGCTGGCAGCATGACTTCTGCGGCCGCGGCGACGAATGGAAGACGTGCTTTGAGGAGCTGCGCGACGCAATGGGCCTGTCCGACGACTATTCGCCGGGCGCCGAGGGAGGGGGCACGTGCTGTGATCTTTGACACCCAGATCACGCTGCGCCTGCTGTCCTACCCCATCGTGAGCGGGCAGACCACCGAAAAGCTCGAACGCGAGACAACCGTCTGGGCTGCCCGCAAGTCCGTAAACCGCGCCGAGTATTATCAGGCCGCGCAAGCAGGCAAGCGCACGGACGCAATTTTCCGCATGCACAGCGCGGAATACGGCGGCGAGCAGCAGCTCACCTGCGGCTCGGACGTCTTTGACGTCGTCCGCAGCTACGGCGCGGAGACGGAAGAGGTAGAGCTGACCTGCAAACGGAGGGACGGCGCATGATGATCTATGAGGCGCTATCAAGCCTGGGCGTCCCGGTCTGCCACCCGCCATACAAGGGCGGGGAAGAAACCTACATCACCTATCAGCTGCTCGGCCAGTCCGGGCAGCTCTACGCCGAGGGCGGAGAGGCCGAGACCGGCGTGCAGTACGCCGTTTCCATCTTTGCCGAGGGCTTTGCCGCCGGGATTTTAAAACGCGTAAAAGCCGCGCTGGAGGCCGCAGGCTACATCGCGACCGTCGACATGGAAACCTACGACAAGGAAACAGGCCGCACGCAGATCGCGCTCATCGCCGAGACGGAGGGCGCAGCCTATGGCTAACATCTCCATCACCGGTGTCGACGAGCTCATGGCCACGCTCCAGAAAGCGAATGTTTTTGATGAGAACATGCAGCAGGAGCTCCTGTACGCCGCCGGGGATATCATCGTCGAGGAGCTGCAAAATGCCGTCCGGGCGAGCGGGTTCCGCACGGAAGCATACGCCTCCAGCGTGAAATACCGCAAAAACATCAAGCAGGACAAAAACGGAGACCCGTACATCTCCATCACCGCAGTCGGCAAAAACGAGCACGGAACGCGCAGGGCGACCGTGCTTTTTGTTTTGAATTACGGCCGCGCGAAGGAGTACGGGCAGATCACAGGAACTTATTTTTGGACAAAGGGCGTCAGGAACGCGCAGAAGCGCGTAAACGCGGAGCTCGAAAAGATCCTTACACAAAAGCTGAAAGAAAGGGGCCTATTGTAAATGCCTAGTTTTGACTTACGCGGCATCCGGGCGGGAAAGTATAAAAACACGTCCGGCACCGTGACCTACACAGAGCCGACCGACGTCGGCGACGCCATGAGCGCGCAGCTGGAACTCAAGTTCGCCGAGGGCCGCCTGTACGCGGAATCCAAGCTGGCCGAGTATATCAAGCTTGCCACCGGCGGCACGATCTCGCTGGCTGTCAAGTACATCAAAAGGGCCGCACAGGCCATGCTCTACGGCTGCACATCCGATACGAGCAAGGAAAATCTGAAATTCTCGGCAAAAGACATCGCGAACTATGTCGGCGTCGGCTTTTACGCGCCGGATAAGATCGACGGCGTGACCAAATACACCTGCATCTGGGTGCCGAAAGCGCTGTTCGGCCCGCCCTCGATGAGCTATCAGACCAAGGGCGAGAACATCCAGTTCAACACGCCGACCACGACCGGCGAATTCCTCGCAGACGATTCGACCGACGAGCTGCTGCTCGAGACCGAGACCGTCGACACCGCGGCGGAGGCCGTCGCCTGGATCAAGGGAAAGCTGGGTGAGACCTGATGGAGACGACCAAGCTCAACACCGTCGACTATGAACTTGAGGGCCGGGTCTACCGGCTCTCCTGCAACATGAACGTCCTTGCCGACGTGCAGGACGAATACGACGGCAATCTGCTGCGCGCGCTGAATACGGTGCACGGCCTCAAAAGCACGCTGGCCTTCCTGGCCGCCATGCTGACAGACGCCGCAGACACGCAGGGCATCACCGACGAAAACGGCCTTCCGCTGCGCTTTACGAGCAAGCAGCTGGGCCGGAAGATCACCATGCACCAGACGCTTGAGGCCGGGACGCGGATCTATCCGCTGATCCAGGCCGCAGTCGCACCGCCGGAGGAAGCACCCGGTGAAAAAACGTCGGAAGACGAAAAAAACTGACACCGCCGGGGAAACCGAAGCAGCTGGGCTTTGATTTCCCCGGCTTCCTCGCAATCTGGCTCTTCCGGCTGCATCTGCCGGAGCGGGATTTCTGGAAGACCATGAGCCCGCACCGCCTGACGCTCCTGCTGGACGCGCTGGAGCCGCCAAAAAAGCCGGAAGAGCCGCAGAGCCTCTCGGCCTACATAAACGGAGGCACGTAATATGCCAAATATCAACACAAAATTTACGCTTTCGGGCGAAAAAGAATACAAGCAGGCCATTTCCGAGATCGGCAGCGGCATGAAGGTGCTGGACGCCGAAATGCGGAAAGTAACGTCTGCGTATGGGAAAAATGCAGACAGCGCAAAGCTGCTAGGGCAACAGAATGACATCCTGCAACGGCAGATCTATTCGCAAACAGAAAAGATCCGCTATATGCAAGAGGCTCTGAAAAATTCCGTAAAAAAAACGGGAGAATCCAGCAAAGCTACAATGGCGTGGAAGGCCAGCCTGCAAAACGCAACAGCGAAACTGAACGATCTAAATAACCAGATGCGCGAAAATGAAAAGCGCATGGAAGGTGAAAAAGAACAAAAATACCGAAATAATATCGAACGGCTCAGCGCAAGCATGGACGTGCTGGACGCCGAGATGCGGAAGGTATCGGCAAAATATGCGGATAACGCAGAATCAGCAGAACTTTCGGCGGCGAAAACGGACCTGCTAACCCAAAAAATAAGCCTGCAGTATGACAAAATCGATAACCTGAAAGCTGGGCTCGAAGAAGCTGCAGAAAATTACGGATCAAACGCAGTGGAAACGCTGCGCTGGGAAAAAGAACTCAATAACGCGGAAGCCGAGCTTTACAAGCTGAACGGACAGCTGAAAAACAACACAGAGCAGATAGAAGACACGACCACCGCAACCGAGGACGCCGGGCAGAGCATGGGAAACCTCGGCGACGTGGTGAATGGCCTGACGTCCAAGCTCGGCATCCAGCTGCCGGACAGCATGAAGCAGTCCATGAACGCCATGGGAAGTCTGGACGCTTCGTCGCTGGCGCTAGCGGGCGGCTTTGCCGCCGTCGCGACGGCCATCGTCAAGGCGGAAAAGGCGCTGATCTCCATGACGAAGGAAGCAGCCTCGAATGCAGACGATCTGCTCACGCTCGCCTCCGTGACCGGCATGACGACCGACTCCGTGCAGGAGCTCAATTACATGGCGGACCTCACGGACGTCTCCATGGACCGCATCAAGGACAGCCTCAAGGAGACCACCAACAAAATGCAGGAGGCCGCAGCGGGCACCGGCGACGCCTATGATGCGTACCAGCGTCTGGGCGTAGAGATCACCAACGCCGACGGCAGCCTCCGCAGCGCGCAGGATGTATTTTACGACACCATCGACGCGCTCGGTGAGATCAAAAACCAGACCGAGCGGGACGCGCTGGCCATGGACCTCATGTCTGAGTCCGCGCAGGAGCTCAATCCGCTCATCGACCTCGGCGGCGAGAAAATGCGGGCTTACGCGCAGGAAGCGCATGATATGGGCTATGTCCTTGACAACGACGCGCTCAAATCCCTGCAGGGCGTCGACGACGCCTATTCTCGCCTGCAAAATACGCAGGAGGGCGTCAAGAATCAGCTGGCCGCAGAGTTCGCGCCATATTTGGAAGAATTCTACGGCGACGTCACCAGCGGAATCAAGTATATCGGCGATGTGCTGCAGCAATCAGGGCTGGTCGACTCCTTCGGCATGCTGCTCGAGACGGCGGGCGAGATCATCAACCCGATGGATACCCTGTCAAATGACAAGGTCCCGGCTCTGACGAAGGCACTGCGCCCGCTGTCGGAGGTCATGGCGGCAATTGCCGACGCCGGGGACTTCCTGTCCGGTCTGCTGACGCTCGATTTCAACAAGATGGGCACAGCGCTCGGCCTGAATTACGGAAAGGGCCAGATGTCGAATGTACAGAGGCTCAATACCAAGTGGATGCAGCAGGATACGAACCGCGCGACCGCTGCGAACGGATACGGCAGCTACTTCGACACCGACACCGGCAAAGCCTACGGCAATATGGAGGCATACGCCAACGCGCAGTATGAAGCGCTCGTGCGAGCGGGAGACAGCTCCATCCTCGGCAAGTCGCAGGATTTGTGGGTGCAGGAATATCTCAAAAAGCTGCGCGGCAACGCCGCCGGCACGGACAACTGGGCGGGCGGCTGGACGCGGGTCAACGAGAACGGCCTCGAGCGGATCTATCTCCCATCCGGCTCGCGCATCCAGACGGCCAGCGAGACCCGCTACACATCCGGAGATACCTACAACACCACCGTCTACGTCGACCACGTTGACGACCTCGACACCATCCTCCGCATCGCCAAAAACGCACGCATCACAACCAGAATGGGGGCGAAGTAAATGCCGACGTTTACAGTGCAGGCAAGCGGCTCGACAGCAGTCGCGAAGAACCACCCGAACACAAACTATTCGGATCTTACACAGTACAAATTCTTCGTAGAGCCGTTTACAGGAGACGCGGGAAACATTAAGCGAGGGGATAACGTATATATCAACTTCCCTGTGCCGGGCGACACATACAAGTTCAAACGGGTAACAAAAGTAACGCTTGCATTTTATGCACAGCCAACAGCAGAAAGCGACGCTACATACAAGGGGATTTGGACATATGTAAATGCGTTGGCGAGTCAATTTGATGCAGATGCAATGACATATGCGACAAGGCCTGAGATATACCAGACCTTCACAGGGGTCTCGGAGCAAGCAAACGGAAACTGGACGGCTCTGAATGAAATCATACAGCTAAATGCAGTTTTTGACCTGAAAAATTACAAATCAAAAAAAGAAGAACTGCAGCAAGGAATAAGAAATGGCTTTGTGGTCGCGCTTCGAGGAGGAGAATCAGGGACAAGCGAGGCGATTATATTCGGCGCAAAGTCAACACGGAAGCCATCGTTGGTGTGCGAGTATTCGGACGACACTGTAGGGATAACAGCGGATGGGTTTGCTCCAACAGCCGGCGCTTTTGTAAACAGATTTGAAAAAAATATGTTTACATGGCGCTGTGACGATGACACAGCCGACTCACAGGTCTGCTTCGCAGAGATAAAGCAAACCTCCGCCGTCTTCGAGTGGCGCGTCAAAAATGCGAGCGCCTCAAACACGATCAGCGTCTCCGGCGCGACAACCGCCTGCACAGTCCCTGCAAATACATTCCCGTCCGGGACGATCGAGTGGCGCGTAAAGGTGACGGCGAACAGCGGAACGACAACAACGTCTGCATGGCAGGAAATCACAACGACGGACGTCACACCATCCTGCAAGCCGGTCTCCCCATCCGGCATCGTCATCGACGCCACCATCGTCACCCGCTTCTCGTGGCAGCACATCATTTCCACCGGCACGCCGCAGAGCAAGGCGGACCTGCAGTGGTCCGCCGACGGCACGACCTGGAACACGCTCGCGACCGTCACGGGAGAAAACCAGTATTACGACGTTCCGGCGAACAAATTCACAAGCGGAACAAAATACTGGCGCGTGCGCACCTACAACACCGACGGAACGGCCTCGGCGTGGAGCGACAAGGCCGAGTTTATCGCCATCAACGCCCCATCGGCCCCGTCCATCGTCATCCAGTCCACCGGCCCGCGCCCGCGCATCACCTGGCAGACCTCCGAGCAGGAAGCCTATCAGCTGACGCTGTCCAGCGGATACGCATCCGGCACGGTCTACGGCACGGAAAAGGCATGGCGCTCGCCGGTCTACCTCGCCGACGGCAGTTACACCGTACGCGTCCGCGTGCAGAACAAGTACGGCATGTGGTCCGAGTGGAGCGCAGCCGCGCTCCCCGTTTCACACACCGAGGGCGAGGCCATCACCCTGACCGCCACCGCCGGCCATGAGGCCGCGCTCACCTGGCAGACCGCCGGGAGCTACGATTTTTACCTCGTCGAGCGGGACGGCGTGGCCATCGCCCGCACCGTCCAAAAGCAGTACATCGACCACACCAGCATCGGCTCCGTCACCTACCGCGTCCGCGGCTGCTACGACGAAAGCGATAACTACGGCGTGTCCAATTCCGACACTGTCGAAGTGCTGCCCGAGACCAACATGATCTGCGACCTCGAGACCGGCGTCTGGCTCGAGATGCGCCTGTCCGAGACGCAGCTGCGCACCAACCGCACCAGTTTCTCGGCCGGGGTCTCGACCGTCCATCTGGCAGGCCTTGCCTACCCCGTCGAGGAGCGCAGCGAGCAGCGTGACCGCGCCCTGTCCGTCGCCTGTGCCTGGCCGCACGCGCAGCGGGCCGCCGCCCTTGCGCTGGAAGCCCTTGTCGGCCGCCTCGTCTGCCTCAAGGACCGCTACGGCAACATGGCCATCGGCTCGCTCCCGTCGCTCGAGAGCAACTGCGACGAGTTCATGCGCCGCTATTCCTTTACCATCTCGCACACCAACCGGGAGGAGGCGATCACCATTGACCCGTGACGTCCGCTTCCGCGTCGACGTGCTCAGAAACGGCGCACCCATCACCCACCTCCAATGGGACACCGGCAGCGCCCCGCAGATCATCGCCAGCCGCGACGCGACGATCCACACCAGCATCAAGGGCACCTTCCTCGTCAACGACGCGGTCGACTACCTCTCCGACGAGCTTCAGCCTGTCATGACCATCGACGGGCAGGAGACACCCCTCGGTATCTATCAGGCCGCGACCCCGAGCATCAAGGGCGCGGCTGGTCAGAAGCGCGTCGAGGTCGAGGCCTACGACCGCTGCTGGCGCGTCTACAGCAACCGCACCGAGACCATCCTGCACCTGGCCGCCGGTGCGTCCTATCTCACCGAGATCCGCAAGCTGCTCACCGCCTGCGGCGTCGCGCTCGTCATTGCGACGCCGTCGGACGCGACGCTGCAGACCGACCGCGAGGACTGGGATGTCGGCACGAGCTACCTGACCATCGTCAACGACCTGCTGGCCGAGATCAACTACAACAGCCTCTGGTTCGACGCATCCGGCGTCGCCCGTCTCGAGCCCTATCAGGAGCCGAGCGCGCAGAACATCGACTGGTCCTACGGCACGACGGACCTCTTTCTTCCGGACCGGCATCCGGGGCCGAACTTCTCAGATGAGGAAGACATCTTCGACGCGCCGAACGTCTTCATCTGCGTCTGCTCCAACCCGGATCTGGAGCAGCCCATGGCCGCAACGGCCGTTAACGACAATCCGCAGTCGCGAAAGTCCACATTCCGGCGGAACATGCGCATCGCCTCGCTCATCAAGGTCGACAACATCGCCTCGCAGGAGGAGCTGCAGGCCTACGCCGACCGCATGCGCAACGAGTCGCTCCTTTCCGCCCGGGCAATCACGTTTTACACGCTCAATGACCCCGGCCACGGCATCGGTGACGTCCTCGCGCTCACGCACGACGACATCGGCGGCATTTACCTCGAGACCGGCTGGCAGATGCAGCTGTCAGCCGGAAGTCTCATGACACACTCTGCAAAAAGGACGGTGATTGCATAATGGAAGGCGTCGACAGCCTGTACACCGAAGAACCAGAAGAGCAGCAGACCGAAGAACAGCAGCAGCCGTTCCAGCTGGCCGTCATTGCGACGGTCGAGGAAGACGGCCTGACCCTCACGCCTGACGGCGCGGAGGAGCCGACCGAGAAGCATTTTAAATGCAACACCGGCATCAACTTCGCCGCCGGACAGCGCGTGGCCGTCCTCGAACTGTCCGGCAGCAAGGTCGTCATGTTCCCGATCGGCAACCCCGGCGCGGACGCGCCGGCGAAGATCCCGCCCGGCGGAACGGCCGGGCAGGTGCTCAAAAAATCGTCCGACAACGACTACGCGCTCACCTGGGGCAGCATCACCGGCCTCCTGCCGACCGGAGGAACGAGCGGACAGATCCTCAAAAAGTCAGGCAACGCCGACTACGCCGTCGAATGGGGCGACATCAACGGTGCTCTGCCTTCCGGCGGAACGACGGGCCAGGTGCTCAAAAAATCCAGCGCCACCGACTACGCCGTCACCTGGGGCAGCCCAGACGGCATCCTGCCGACCGGCGGCACCGATGGTCAGGTCCTGCTCAAAAACGGCGCGAGCAACTACGCCGCCAAGTGGGGCAGCATCACCGGCGCGCTCCCGACCGGCGGAACATCCGGTCAGGTGCTGAAAAAATCCAGCGCCACCAACTACGCTTGCACGTGGGGCGACGTCGCCGGAACGCTTCCGAGCGGCGGAACCGACGGCCAGGTGCTCCTGAAAAACGGATCGACGGCCTACGCCGCGAAGTGGGGCACGGTATCCGCCGCAGAACTCAAGAGCGGATACAATTCGCTGGAGCTGAAAACAAAAACCCTGACGCCGTCCTCGAACGGCTTTGAGATAGGGACATCGAGCTATCCCGTGACAGTCAGGGGAGACGAAATCGTGCTGTATTACAGTTCATACCGCTACTGCACCCTTGCGTGCAACTCATCCGGGAAGCTGACCGTCAACGGCACAGCCATCAACTAAGGAGGGAATCATGAAATTATACGACATCGCGCTCGCGGCAAAGCCACTGCAGAAGCTCATCGAACAGGACCTGCCGCTCCGGCAGGCCTATCAGCTCGCCATGCTGGCGACCAGGCTCAACCCAACACTCGAATTCTACGGAAACCAGCTCATGAGCGGGCGGCCGCAGGCGGAGCTGAACGAGCTGGACGCCGACACGCTCCCCGAGCTGCCGCACATCACGCTTCCGCTCGACCTCGATATCCGGCTTTCCGCCGGGGATATCAAGTGCCTTGAGCCGTTTGTGACCTTCGAAGGAGCTGATAACGCATGATCACCATCCACTGCTCCCGCGCGTGTGCGCATCTGGCGTCGCCGCCGGAGCTTTTGACGGCGGGCATGGCCAAGGCCGTGACCGTTGAGTTCGTGTTTTCTGACGATTGGGACGGGCTGACGAAGACCGCCGTCTTCTCGAACGGCAAGACCACCGTCGACGTTCTGGCGGCGAACTGGGACGGGGATACCGTTCCCGTACCGCACGAAGTTCTCGCCGTCCCGGGCCGCCACGCCCGCGTGGGCGTCTATGGCGTGGACGAAAGCGGCGTCGTCCTGCCGACCGTCTGGGTGAGCCTCGGCAAGGTCCAGCCCGGCGCGGACCCATCCGGCGACGAGACCGCCGACCCGTCCCTGCCCGTCTGGGCGCAGCTACAAAAACAGATCGGCGATCTGGACGACCTCAAGACCTACAACAAGGGTAACCTCGTCGACGCCATCAACGAGGCCCGCAGCTCCGGCGGCGGCTCTGGTGGCGGGGGCATCCAGTCGGCACAGATCGACGCGATCCTCGTGATGACAAAATCCGAATATGACGCGCTGGACAAAAAGGACGCGCGGACACTGTATCTGTTGGAGGGATAACATGCTGGCAGTTGGACTCAAACGCATTCTGGAGCTGTTCATCGGCTCCATGGGTATCAAATCCGCCCACCTGGGCACGAAAACCATCTACGAAAGACCGGGCGGATTTTTGTACATTGAACTCACAAGCGAAGAAAGGGGATAAATCCAGATGGCAAGTTTTTTCAATCTGACACTTGATACGCTGGCACCTGCCGGCCTATCGCTGATCCTGAACGACGGTGCACAGTACGCGACCAGCGCGACCGTCACGGCGAAGATCTCTGTCTCCGACGAGACAACAACGGGCTACCAGATGAAGATCTGGGGCACGAAGACGGCGGGAACCGAGGCGGAAGCGTCGTGGGAGACATTCACCGCGAAAAAATCCATCACGCTGCCCGACGGCGACGGCCTCAAGACGATCTATGTCAAGGTGCGCGACGACGTCGGCAACGAAACGGCCGCAGTCAGCGACACGATCACGCTCAACACGTCGATTCCTGCCGTGACCATCACCGGCCCCGACAAGAGCAGGATCTCGAAGGTCACGGGCTACGATGCAGCGGCGTTCTCCTTCGTCTGCGACGTGGACTTTGAGGAATACACCATTCGCGTCGTCCCGGCGACGAGCAGCCTGCACACGGCGGGCACGCAGATCCCGACGACGGGCGGCTCCACCAACGTCAGCGGCACGGAGGGAGGCTACAAGAAGAACACCGCCATCAACGTCACTGTCAAGGGCGCGGACCTCGAGGCAGCGTCTTCCGGCGACGGCACGAAGATCGTCAAGGTCTTCGTCAAGAACGCCGCCGGGACCTGGAGTGCCGCCTGATGGCCGCGCCGCAGCTGACATTCTCCATCACAGGCAACAAGATCTCGGCGGTCTCGGGGTTCGACTCGATCACCGTTTCCTTCTCGTCGGACATCGCCTACACGGCCTTCGAGTGCCGCGCGACGAAGTCCGGCGAGGATTGGGGTCGCGGGAAGGGTGCTTTGATCGCGTCCTTCTCCCAGACCCCGGCGGGCACGCAGCGCACATTTGAGGTTTACGACGATTTTCTGCTTTCCGGTGATGGGGAATACCGCATTTCGTTGTTCGCGCAGGGCGCGGACGGCAGCTGGAACGACAACTACGGCTTTATCCCGCTGGGAGAGTCGCAGGCGCTGAAGACCGCGGACGGCGAGGATTTTCTGTGTATGAAGGAGTGATCGTATGGATTACAACAGCCAGTTTACCGGCGCGCAGATCGACGAGGCTATCGCCGACGTGCGCAGCAACAAAGACGAGTGGAACGGAAAGCAAGATGTGATCCTCGCCTCCGGCGCGGCCGTCGGGGACCTGATCAAGGTCAAGGCGGTGGACGCAAGCGGCAAGCCGACGGCGTGGGCGGTGGCCGTGGCGGGCACGGACTATATGAAGACCGGCAACATCACCAAGCAGACGCTGGTCTCCGCGGAGACCACGCCGACCGAGAACTACGCCATCAACTGGCAGTATGAGTGAGGAGGCCCCATGGCGCACAAGACATTGATCTCCGGCACGGCTTACGACGTCAAGGGCGGCCGGGAGCTGATCGACGGCACAGGCTACGCGAAGAAGAAAGGCCGCGTGCTCGTGAACGGCACCGGGTACGACATTCCGTTTTCCAGCGGCATCCCGCTTTCTACCGTTGCGCTCGGCGATATCCTCATGCTGAACGAAAACGGCAGCCCCGTCCCGTTTTACGTCTGCAAGCACGATTACGAAAGCGGCCTGAACGGCAACGGGCGCACGCTGATTGTGCGCAAGGACTGCTATAACAGGATGGCGTTCTCCGAATGGAGCACATCCAACCTATTCCTAACATCCAGCATAGCCGAATTCCTCACGAAGACGTGGATCGGATTGCTGGGCTCTGCTATCCAAGACGCTGCGGGACAAACGAAGATTTACTGCTACATCGATGAATATGAAACGAAGAGAGAAGCAACAAGAAATGCGTTTATACTGTCCACCACTGAACTGATGCCTTACGGAAAAGAAGGAACGCCGTTGGACCCGGCAGTGCGCAGCCTGCTCGCTATCGCCAAGCTAAATGGATCACCTCTTGACCAATGGACCAGAACCACAAAAGAATATACAAGCACAGATGCGTACGTATTAGATACCGCTGGGAATATAAGCACACAGTACATTGGAAACGGAAATGGCATGCGCCCCGCCTTCACCATCCCCTCGACCTTCCCCGTGATCCAAAACCCCGACGGCACTTACAGCCCGGCAGCATAAAGGAGGCACCACATGGGCACACACCACATTTTGAAAGACGGCACATCCTACGCCATCAAAGGCGGCACCGACCTGATTGCTGGTACAAGTTACCAAATCGGGGGGTCGAACGCTGGTGAATGGGACGGCGTATGAGGTCAAGTTCAGCGACGGGCTGACGTGGATCATAAATGAGTCCCCAAAAATAATGGTTTTTGAGCAAGCCATTGATTTTACATCAAACGGGAAAAAATTCGACTACTTCATGATCACTGCAGGCTCTCGGCCAAGCATTGTTTACTCTTACGGGCCAGGCGATATTTGGTACGCATATTTCAACGGGAGCTGGACGCAAGAGGCATTCCGGACAGTGACTTTCGCTGAAATGCCAACAGGCGCACTATTAGCATGGCTGCAGGCCAATGCCGTGCAGCAATAGACAGGAGGAACTTATGGACACCTGGTACATCACAATCGGAGGGCAGGAGATCGAGACGCGACCGGCCGCTGGCCGCATGCGCGACGCCGACTGGGGCGGGCGCGAGAGCCGCGCCGTCACCATCGAAAAGAGCGCGGTTGCAGACCCACTGGCGCTGTTCTGCGACGGCGCCGTCTGGGGCATGATCCACCGCTACACCACGACCGTCCCTGTGCTGGACGCAGAGGGCAACGTCCAGATGAACGAGGACGGAACCGTCAAGTCGACGACCGAGACCGCCGAGGACCGCTACATGGACGACTACGCGGACTTCACCCTCGCCGGCCCCATCACCGACAACCGCGACGGAACCATCACGGCGAAGATGGGCAAAAAAACGGCCAGCGATCTGCTGGCGGAACTGGAGGCGGCATATGACAGAGGCTAAACTGGCACAGGTAAAGAAAGCAATTACGGATGGCAAGCTCGTGCAGGCCGCAGGCGGCATCACGGAGGACGTGACGCAATCGGACAAGCTGGGCTACGACTGGCGGAACATCTACGTCAATAAGATCCTCGTCCGGCAGGTGTACGTCGAGCAGGCCGTGAAAGCCGGCACGGCGGACAACCCAATCGTTTGGGCCTCCGGCATGGTCCTCATCCAGAACGCCTACTACACGCACAACGGCGAGATCAAGGTCTGGATGGGCGAGGCGGGCGCGACGGCAAAGTGGACGGATGCGGCCTTCGTGCCGATCTGATAGCGCGGAAGGGAGACACCATGGACACCAAGACCATCATCGTTACCCTCGTCTGCGCCGTGCTCGGCTCGTCC